CCCGTCAATTGTTTAATCATACCTTCATTGACTCGCATATCTTTGGACGGTTCTTGCATCACCGCATAACGAACGCCTTTTAATTGAATCAATTCGGGAGATACCCCACCGATACCCGTTCTCTTTTCCGTAACAAGAGTAATTGGAACCGTGCCCGTATAATCCCCCAAAGTGTGTTTCATCAAATCGGTCAACAATGATTTACCGTTACTACCACTGCCGACATAAATATTGAAAGTTTGATTCAAATTAGTGCCAATCAAACACGACGCCAAATGGTCCCACATATAGGTTCTTAGTTCGGGGTCGGGGAATATTTGCTCCATGAATTGAGTAATCTGTTTTTCTTTTACCGCATCTAATGCTGTGTTGGGAACATATGGAATGCCCGTTGTTTTGGTAATGTAGTCTTGCGGATAACCATCTCTGAATATAATACGTCCGCCACATTCATTGTTTGCATCAAAATCAATAATTCCATTGGTGAAACAAATTAAATATTTGTTAGAATCCATATTTTTAATAAAGTTGTCATCGTAAAAGAGTTCTAGTGCTTCCTTCATCATATGGTCCTTGTCGCTGGATTGTTTGCACTTTTGCAGAACATTGGTTAGATTTTTTATCATTTGATTAATAGCTCGAACTTTTTCATTGCTTTCTTCATCTTCTTCTACTATCTTACCCCTTTCTTCAATTAATTTATTTTGAAATGCATAATATTGCATAAACATCTCTTGTGAAATAGCTTTTCTCAATGTTTGTCCTCGGTCAATTACCCATCGATGATTGTGAAATACATACCATTGTTTATGAGTAATGCTTGCACAAATGTATTTCTCTTTATACATCTGATACAATACCATGGCCATATCATAGTCATTAATGTTTTGAACTGATTTCTCAATATAAGTGGTCAATGTATTTTGTTTGACAGCCATATATGCTTCATATGCGTCTTGTTTTGCCCAATAAATGATGGATTTCTTGGTAATGCCATTATTGCGTCGGCTCATTTTAGACCATTCTCGATACAAGTTGGGAATGTCACCATAATCAAAATCGTCGGCTTTACTTCTCAGCATAACCCACGATAAGAAGAGTCGGTCATCTGTATGTTTTAGTGCAAATGCCACTTTTCGATTCAATACATGAGACCCCGGCTGGTAATACTGTTCTGGAAGAATCTGTGTATAATCGTGGATTTCTCGCATAGATGTATTTAGCGTATTTAGCACGGCTTCGGATGCGGCACGCAATTCTTCAATACAAGACAACGAGTGAATGCACGAGGCGTCACTTAAAATGGGAGCAGAACGTTTTTTGGCCACTAATTGCTCGTTATATTCCGCCAAAATATCTACATTGATTTCAAACTTTGGATTGCCAGTATACTGAACAGACAATTTTTCAAAATTGGCGATTACATCAAAAGCGGATTCTTGTTCATCTAGCTCAAATGAACCACAATCACTCATAGTCGCCACATACCATCTTGTTAGTGCATATGCTTCATGGTCTGGCTTTCGGGAACCATATAACTGCCAACCGTTCTTACCAGAACTAATGCATTCATCAAACACAGTTTCCCATGAGTTTGTGATTGGAATGTCGCAAATTTCGGGGATTTTTTTGAGAATTCTTTTGCGCAACATTAGTTGCATAACATGGTCCATTTGAACCCCAAACATGATGTGAATTCCATCTTTTGTTAGAGTCCCGTCTTCTAATCTGTTTACATGTTCTTTTTCCATCACATATACTCGAATTTCGGAACCTTCGTCAATTTGCAAAAGTGATTTAATTTCTTCCAAGTATAATTCAACAATGTCAAATATATGACCTTCGCTGTATTGATGCTCACAAACAGAATAATCATATCGAAAATCTAAATCGACTACAATAGGTCCATTTGGAAGCTGTTTTTCTGTCAAATGTTCTGGCTTTTTATATTTAAACACGTGGTCACAATACAGACGATAAAAGGTTGGTAATTTTTCTGGCGGAATCGAATAAGAACCCGATGGAACATTGGTTCCATTTCCAATTCGGTTATGAGTATAATTGCTGCCATTTGCATCGGTAACGGCTTTATGCTGTTTTAAAAATTCGTATAGTGTTAATGGAGTGGACATTGCATTCATGTGGTTGTATAATATATGGGTATATTTCTATTTCACTTTTATAATCAATTTTATTTAGTTTTTTCAAATCCTTTTATTTGTTGTTAGTTATTTTTTTAATTAACAATTCTTCTTTTGGGTTGTTCGACATAAAATTATTTAAATTCTTTGAATGAATGTGTAAATTAATTACTTTAATTAGATGATTATTAATAAAAATGTAAGGACAATGCAATCCATCTTCCAAAACCCAAAAAAAAACATTATTATTATATTTAATTATGCACGTTTCATTTATAAAACCTCTTGTATCGCCATGTTTATTACGTGGGTCAATCCCTCCTAAGTATTGCCCGATTGCGGCACCGTCAAATACACAGTGAAAATCGTCAAAATTTTTATTAAATTTATTAATGTTTTCATGGTTTGAATAAATTGGGAATGGCTCGATTACTGTTTCATCAAATCTAGCTAGATTTTCCATGTCATTAATTTGTTCATTATAATTATCTACAATTGGTTTGAATGCTTCACAATTTGGTATATAAAGTATACTTGGAATCACACGAGTGTCCGAATCAAACGTTGCGTATACTTTATTGTGTTTGAAACATGTTTTTAATTTATCAAAATTAATATATGACATCACATCATTTTCGAGATGTATACAATCTGTCAATTGATTTTTTTTAATGTATGAATATAAATAAAAAAAACGCAATGAACATAAATGCCAAAACCCATTTCTAAAATGTTTATTCAGCTTTGATTTATTATTAAAATTGTAATCATCTAATTCGGCGCTATCTATTAATGTAATGTCTAAGTCCTTTAATTTATTAAAAAAAGGTTTTTCTGTAATAACAGCTATATCATTATTACCAAATAATTTTAAATTTTGTATATTATCAATAATATATTCTTGTAAATTTCCAGTGCTTACTAAAATAATTTTCATAATAATAATAAGATTCATACTTCTTTAAACATTTGTTAGTATATATTCTATCTACATAATGTAATGGAAAATATGTTTTTATGCAATGCTCTACTTTATTCCATTGTGTCTTTTTCAACATACATTAGTTCGACTCAAAACATTTTTCGATTTATTGTAGACCACAAAGATTCGGATTACGCTGTTTTTCAACATCAATTAGAATCAACCGATTTAACTAACAAACTGCAAATAACAAATGCACTCATTAAAGACATTATTCAAAGATACGAGAAAGTATCGTTTGCCAATGACAATCCATTAATAATAACAGAGAAAGGCGACGATGGCACTATGATTGATATTGAACAATGGCAATTAAGTAAAGTTCCAAGTCCTATTCAGATTTCTATGATATCTACAATTGAAGTAACTAACAAAATACATACTTTGTTAGAAACAATACAGCATAAAATAAAGGTTCATCAATCATCATACATTCGTTCCATCATAAAAATAAACATTGGTCTCGACATTAATAAGTTGATTGCACTAACAAATATATTCAACCAACGACTGAAATTATTGATGCATTTACTCGCAATATATAAATAAAATTGAAACCATTTAAATGGACCAACAACAATGCATTTAATCATGACAACTCTTATCAATTTTAACTACTATCTATTTTGCATGCAACAATTGTCCCAGAAGGAACAGCAGATTTGGTCAGAAGAAGATTTGGCTTCATTTCGACACACAGTCGACCAATACAAAATACAAGACAATCGACAATCATTGTCATTACCAAACGATTTGTTAGTTCTTCCAAAATTAGAAAGAACGATGACAGTTGAAACACCTTTTTTAGAAAATGAATTAACGGGAGAAATAAGTGATTTGAATGGCCGTGTTTTAGCCACATATCATAGTCAAGAAGAACGCAGACATATATATGCCATTTTAATAAAAAAATATGAGAACAAATAAGGTTCATTGTGAAGATATATCTTTTTTATTCATCGTGCATAATAAACATACCAATTTGAATTGTAATGTATTAAAATAAAGGTTACACGAACATAAAGTGATGTAATAAGAGCATTTGATATACTATATATATTTTGGGTAAATTGATATGTTATACCAATACCATTATTTTGACGAAAATGCAAGATAAATCCATTTGGCACACCAGTTGTTGGAAGAGTAAATGTAATAACTGAATTTAGACCTTGTGAAATAATACAATTTGGAACATTTGTTGATGTATATGTTACACTAGTAGAACCGAAAAACATTGCTTGATTGCAACATATAAGTCCACTAGTACTTCCATTATTAAATACATTTAAACCAGTAAATGTGGATGCTGAATTTTTGCAATAAGCATTAATTAAATCAGTTCCATCGCTATCTAAATATCCAGTATTTGCCATACATTGTATTTGCATTAAAATAATTTATACCATCCATTATTATAACTAACAAATGATATACTAATGTTAGTCGATGATGTCATAATTGCATTATTCGTTGTAGCATAAAATGTAGGACCCGAAAAAGTTGTAGTTCCAGATATAGTTCGTCTTATATGAAGAATGATTGCATTCGGCATTGTAGTTGGAAATGTTATTGTGAGATTTCCACCAAATATTATTATATTATTTGGAATATTGGTTATTGTGGTTGATGAACTAATGTCAATACATGAAGTCGATAGTTGAGAAAATTGTGTAAAATAATTCCATGTATTATTTCTGCTTAAGGATGTATAAGAAATATCTATAGCTACATTGTTACTTCCAATATATCTAGACATATATTAACCATAATATAAAAAATACCATAATAATGTGGGACTTATAAATACTGAAAATAAACAATATGACATATAAGGTGCACTCTGTGGACCATTCTCAAATCTTACCCCATCATCAGCATATGATATGTTTAATGGTGTTGTACCCGATATTTGTCTTACATGTATGATAGTCCCAACCAAACTAATGTCTCTAGGTAGAGTTATGGTAAAATGGCTTGCACCAGAAATATAAATAATATTTGGCAAATTTGTTTTTGTAAATGTAGTATTTGAATTTAAAACGACAAATGAATTTTGTATACATTTTGTAAATGTAACAAGTGAGGAAAATGATACATCTGCAGTAAGAACATTTGTTCTAAACCCAGCCCCATTTAAAACAGTAACTAAATCACTTCCATTTGCAGTAATATATGACATATTATTATTATTGGTATATTTTTATTTATAAATACATACACATATAAATACATACGTATATACTAACAAACGAACACATGTCGACTGTCACTATTTCTAAAGAATCTATTCATCGGTTATTGACCGATGTTCGCGACATTATGAAGAATCCTTTACACAGCAATGGGATATATTATACACACGATGATACCGATATGTTACGTGGATGGGCAATGATTGTTGGCCCAGAAGATACGCCTTATTTTGGCGGATTCTATTTTTTCAAGTTTCAATTTCCAACAGATTATCCATATTCTCCACCCATTGTAACATGTCATACAAATGACGGACGTGTTCGATTTAACCCCAACTTATACACAAATGGGAAAGTATGCATTTCTATCTTGAATACATGGCGAGGCGAACCGTGGTCATCGTGTCAAACAATATCCACTGTGCTACTAACATTATGCACCGTTTTTTGTAAGAATCCTATTTTAAATGAACCCGGATTGAAGTTGGACAATCCAGACTCTAAACCATACAATGAAATTCTTGAATATGCAAATGTGAAGATAGCAGTATGTGATGCAGTAGATAAGTCCCGTGTTAGTGGGTTAGATTGGTTCACTTCTCAATTTGCGGGTTCTATGGAAGAAAGAGTTGCACAAAACTATGATGCATTATTAGCTTTTTTAGAAACCAAAAAACATATTGAACCTTATTTATGTGCAACTCGCATCTATAGTCTCAGAGAAATGATAGACTATCCTACATTGTATGCTCGATTCTTGAAGATTAAATTGAAATGATTTTTTATGATAAAACAAAACTAACATAAACAGTTTAATCTAATCTTTTATATATACAATGCACTTTTGTCGATTTTGCAATAACATGTACTACATTAAAATATCGGATAAGTCGCCGAATGAATTGGCTTATTATTGCCGAAAATGTGGGGACAATAATGATACGATTACGGTAGATAGTGTTTCTATCTCCAAAATAAATGTCAAGAACAAAGGAGACGACCATCACTTTAGTAATGTAATCAATCCATTCACCAAGTTGGACCCAACATTGCCCAGAATTAACCACATTGCTTGCCCTAATACGAGTTGCACTACCAATACAGAAGACAAAGAACGAGAAATTATTTATATTCGGTATGATGATGCAAACATTAAGTATGCTTATTTGTGTTCTACTTGTGACACTGCTTGGAAACTTTA